CAATGGCATCAGCAAACTTCGTTGTCTTTACCTGGTCGTAAAAATTTACTTCAAAATTTTTCAAATCAAAATTGTAATCTCCGGCCCTTCCGTAACAAAGTAAATTAACTAACAAACAATCTTCCGGCCTAGCAGTAATTGATATTATATTGTTGCCGTCGAAACTATAATTATTTAAAGTGTAATGTTTGGCCAATGCTAAATGTTTTTCGTAAGGCTTATGAGAAGTTCCAAATTTAGTAAAAGGCAAAGATGTTGTAGTGTCTGGATGCAGAGAATTTATAGCATAACATAAAAAATTTCCGTGCAGTCCGCCCATGAAATCAATTTGAATCACAGGCCTGCTTCTCTAAGAATGTTTTTGATGTATTCAACATCAGCTAGATAATCTCTAAACTTTTGTTGCCAAAAATCTGGATCAATCCAGGGAATAATAATTGTTAACTGTTCTTCATTTAAGTCATTTAAAAACTCTACGCCTGTGTCACAATTATAGATAATCCACGGACTGATTCTTCCGTTGGCTATGTGTTGACAGATTCTGTTCCTGCCGCCCGATCTAAAATAGTTTTTAAAGTCTTTGTGTAAATTTATATCTAATTCTGTAGTGTCCTGCATTTCTTTAAATGCTCGCTCTACAGCATCATCTACACTTTCCTTTCGCATATACTGCTGCAACCACTCAACATAAAATGCGTCCTTGCACCATTGATCCAGTTTTTTGTTATTTTTTAATAACCAGTCTGTGTAACTGGCGAAGTTTACACAACGAATACCACGGCAGTGACGACCAAACTTTACGAATGCCGAATAGTAACTGCTGCCAGCAAAGTCTTGATAGGTCTTTAATTTAGCACTGCCCTGTGTGATTTCATAAAATCGCAAATAAGCTTTGAAGCCCATTTGCACATCGGGATCAGTTTGATTTTGATGCCGGCGTTTAGGCTCACACATGTGTGCTGCCAGTGTGCTTTCTTTTGTAAAAGATTTCTTACAGTATTGGCAAGTTGCTGTCATTCCAGTATGTTATACTCTTTTATGTAATTAATTAAATATTCGTTTAATTTATGATGTTCGCCGCCTTTTCGGTGTCTCATTTCAACTGGTGTATCTCCGTATCTGTTGCTATAATCGCCGGGTTGTTGTGGCACACCTTGACTATATTGCCATTGGACTGCATTCCAAGCGAAATCTCCAACAAAGTTTTTATATTTTTTAAATAAGTTTAATCGGTCACCGTGTAGATGCATAAAATACGATTGATCGGCCTGTTGATAAATTAAAACTTTGTGACCTCTCAGTGTCAGACTTTCAATTAATGCAACAAGTTGCAACATTAAGTTTTCGGTTTTATCTATTACACTATATGTACTTTCTTTAAACATTAGATCAACATACAAATCAGTGTCTTTTTGTGTCCAAAAATGCTCCCATCTGCTATTAAATATTTGATTTTGTGGGTTAGTCCATCTGCCTTCAAAACTTGTTAGTTCGTCTTCGCCATTATTTAATTTTAAGATTGGAATTTCATTTCTGACAATAAAGGTCATTCCCAAAACATAGAATGTTTTTTGATCAGTTATAAAACTGTCTTTTAATGTAGTTCTAATTATTCTACTGTTACTGCACCCCGATTGACTTATGTTTATTGCAGTCCCAATTTCTAATTGTTCAGCAAGATGACGATGGCCTTGCCCCATAGCATATACATGCATATAACTGCAACCATTTACAACTAACCTATCAATCACCCCAGTTCCTTTTTAATTTCTTGGTCAGTCATGCCCATTTTCTTCGCTAACTCTTTTAGTTCTTTTTCTGTGTTGATTTCAGCCAATAGTTCAGCTTCATCTTCTTTTAAATGCGGATATAATTTTAAGATAAACTTAATAGCTTTGTTATTAGAACTATCTTTCTTTTTGGCCGCTTGCCAGTAGTGTCGTTGAGCGCCCATACCAGGACTAACAGTAGCGCATAATAACCATTGCAGTTTGGGATGTCTATTTAAATCAAAGAAGTTTTGATTGATGCGATCATTTGTGGCTCGCAGATACCATTCCTGCAGATCGGGCGAACCCTGCACACTGGCCGCATAACGCAACATCAAATAAGTGCTGAACTTTTTGCGTTCTTCTTCGTTAAGCTCATCATAGAAGTCATAATTTTTGGCGTCCAGCTGTGCCATTTCATTATTGATTGATAGTTTGTCCATTATACTGAATGATGAAAAATTGACTTTTCTTCTTCTTTGATTAAGTAGTACAACATTATAACACGATCCATCTCTGCTTGTAAAGCAGGATTGGTTTTCGCAGCTTGTCTTACTTTTTGCCATAGGTATTGTTCTTCCAAATCACGCTGGCTCAAAGTTCTACCAATCTCAATTCTAGTGCTGGGATCAGCTCCAATTTCTCTTGCGTAGGTTATGCCGTCTGCTTGCTCGTAGACATAAGTTGCGCCGGGTTTAAGCTTGCCCATTTAATATATTCCTCGCTGAATCGGAAACCCAATATCTGCCTGTATCAATATCTTTGAAATCTTGTACAACGGATTTATGTAAAGGAAATTGCTCCAAATTTAGTTTACTTTGGGCTGCGATTTCTAAATTGGCCTGGCTATGATTGGCAAAATAAACTATGGGTTTAGCACTACCAGTTACAGCATTACTCACAAACATATGATGAATATGACCGTAGTCTCCGTCAGGATTATGCGTTAATATTAAATCATAGTTTTCAGCAATATGTTGAAGTTCTTCTTCAGCAAATTCTTTATTAAAACTAATTTCGTTGTTTTCCATGTCTAAATGTGTGTCATTGTAACCTAAACTGGTAACTGGTATTTTTCTTTGATCATACCAATAGGATTTCATTTCTACTACCCTTTCATGATACTGAGCATAGGTCAAATAGAATATATGCCACGACCAATCACTGTAACAGTCAATAAAAGGCCTTGCAAAAATCACACAGTCGTCGGGATGTGCAACTATGCAGGCTGCTTTCATTGCTGATCCCAATTTTCTATAATGTTATAATAGATATCAGCCAAATACTGTTGACTTTCAGGTTCACCGTGATATCCTGGATCTCTGTGTTTATCTTTCAAAGGATGCAGATAAGTCGCATGGCCTGGTGTCCATAGTCCATTAGTAATTAAAAACTTATCCGGTACAATATTAGGAATTATATCCCTAACTGTGAGTGTACTCCACAAATTATCAGGTAGCACAATAAAATCAATGCCAGCAAGATATGTTTGCACAATACCATCGCGCATGATCCATGTATCCATTTGCAGTTTCCAATTACTGTCATAGATGTGATTTATATATTGTTTAATTGCTGATTGTGTATGTTTGTCTATCTTAGTACTGCGGTAAGGATGATCATAATTTTCAGCTAAACTAAAAATAGTTTCGCAGATCATATTATAAGGGCGGCCTGGATAGTTTACATTTGTAATACCTTCTTCGGGCCGGTAGCCATTTCTTATACTGGTATTTTGTAAATGCTGTTGTAGATCGCTGTTCCAACCTTTGTTTTCATCTTGGGCAGGTACATAAGGTGCTGCAGCAGCAGGCAACTCCATGCGATCATGAAATGTTGGTGCAATAATAGCAAAGTCAGGTCTTTGTCTTATAACTTCATCAATTTGCAGTCTAACACCGCCATTACTAACACCCTGTCTTGCAAGATGTACAAGATCCCAATCTAGTTTTTTTGCCAACAACTCAGCATAACTAGTACCCGGCAGTATATGACTGGGCGCACTGAAACTACAGCCGCAGACTATGAGTTTTTTCTTCATTGGTGATGTTTACTGGTAAGTTCAGGTTTACTGTAAAAATAACCGTACTGTTCATAGATCCATTGAACAAACTTGTAGACTTCGTCTGCTTGAAAGTCTCTGTGGGCTCGTTGCTCATTGTACATCATACTCAACTTATGTAGATCGCGAATCCATTCGTGTTCTTGTTTCATAATAAATCCTTTACCAACATTTAGTATAGTTAACTATTTCACTTTGTCTACTGATATCTTTAACAAAGTAAACACATAAGGGTTTTTCTTTATTTGTTTCCAAGGGTACTGCCAACATCTGGCCAGGTTTAAGTTTAGGAAAATACCATTTAATATCTTGATATATATCAATTACTTCGATCTTAAAGAATTCAGGCCTAAAACTTGCCAAAGGATTAAACGCAAAAGCACTGAATCCTCGGTCATTAATGCTGGTTAAAGGTACAACTTCTAAGTCACCCAAGTCAGGCTCACCTATTAGTATTTGCCAGTCCATGGGCATTTTAACAACATTGCCGCCTATGTTTAAGACAAGAGCAGGACTGTTAAATGATTCTAAGAATATTAGTGGTATGAAAAAGTAGTCTGGATCTTTTGGATCACTGTTATCTAATACACAAAATCTTACATCATCAACTTCTTCGGGTATTTCGTTTAGCTCGTAGGCTGTATTATGTTCCAGTGTTAATAGTCTCATATATGATTAAAAGTTAACTAATTATAATATCTTATATAAAGCTGTCAAGTAATTTTTCTAGATTATTAAAAAAAGAAAACTGCTTATCTACTGCATAATGATTTCCTTCCTTAAGCCAATCTTTTGATTTATTTAAGTCCCAAGGTTGTTCTAGCTCAATTGGCCAAATCAATGAATGCCCGTCCCAATTTAAACTTTTCATCGGCCCGGCTAAAAAAATATAAGGAATTTTTTCTTTATCTAAAAAATATAATCCGTTTTGAATTATATAGTAGCTCTTTTTTTCACTTAACTTATCATCGTGTAAAAAACTAACATAATTTTTATAGGCAAATAGCGTACTTTTATGAAAAAGATCTGGATTATCAATAAAACAATTTGTAGAAAACTGATTATTAATATTTTTTAATTCAAATCTATTAGGATCGGTTGCCGCAATAATTATTAAATCAGGTTTATTTAAAATTGCTGTGTTTAATTGTTCACGAATTTGAAAATTGCTGGCCCCACCTTGTGCATAGTTAACAATATCATAGTTATATTTGTCAGCAAAAATATCTGTAAAATGGGGCCAGTGTTGATAATTAAGATTTAGTTTTTCTTGTTTTATATGTAAAGATTCTTCAATGGGAAACTTTTGACTCCATGATTTTCCTTTACATTTATTATATAATTCCCTACTAGACCACATAAAACTGCAACCGCATACAGCCAGTTTTTTCTTTATTGCCATTCTAGTTTTTCCAAGCTGAATGGGTAGTTGGCTTCTTTGTAAAAGGCTTTTCGTTTAGTAAGGTGTCGTTTGGCGAATTTGCAGGTTGAGGTGATGTCCCAAATTTCAACATGGTCCTTGTCTTGCGCTTTCCTAATACCTCGCCCAATAGACTGTATAACCCTGACAAAGCTTTTTCCGGGCTCCACAAGAACCAAATTAAAGATCCGAGGAATATTAATGCCCACAGCGGCCACACCATAAGTCGCCACAATAACCTTGCCATCTGAAACAGCCACTTCATCATATTCTTCCTTTCGATCCTTTGCTTTGGTTGCACCACTTACAAACACAGCATTATTGATTTTACTGGCCAGTTCTTTGCCGGGCCCTACTCTATCTACCAGCACCAGTGTATTGCCAGAATCAGCTATTTTATTAATTAACTGGCTGAGATAGTCAATTCGTTCTTGAGTTTCCAGTAAGTATCGCAGTTCTTGTTGATAGTCTTTGTATTCTACATAGTCTACCAGTTGAACTATATTTACATGGCAGTTACTGAGATGGCCTGCTTCTTGAAGTTCATGAGCACTTAATCTGCCCACTACTGGACCAATACAACAGTTCAGTGCTTGAAACGCAAAGTCTTCTTTGGGAATAGTACCTGTCAGTCCCCAGCGAATGGGTGTAGTAGCAAACACTGAAGTTAACAAGCTTTTTAGTGCGTCTGCTTTGGCACTGTGAGCTTCATCTACCATGATACACACAACACCTTCTACGAATTCCTGTATTGTAATATCTGCTTCGTAGTTTTTTGTGTTTTTTAACAGAGTATTAAGACTTTGCCAAGTGCAGATAGTATGTGTTCTATTGTATTCTTTGCGATCACCAAACAGTACACCAACATCTAGGCCCATGTTAATATAGTCTGCTTCTGTTTGTGTGACTAGACTCTTGCTGGGCACAATAACAATGCTGCGACCATATTTTTGCACACTTGCAGACAGTGCTGCCGTCATGATGGTCTTACCAGCACCAGTGGC